TCCCCGCAGACGGACCGGTCAAGGACTTCATCGTTGGCGACCCGACTGCTGACAAGGTAGCCAAAGCCGAGCGCAAGAGCCAGTACATGAACTGGCAGTTGACTCAGCAGATGCCGGAATTCAGCGCAGAGCTGGAGCAACTCCTCACACAAGTACCGCTGGGCGGTGCTCAGTACTTGAAGCTAAGCTGGGACCCGAACAAGAAGCGTCCCGTACCGCTCTTCGTCGGCATCGATGACATTTACCTGCCGTACGCTGCAACGAACTTCTACAGCGCTGAGCGCAAGACCCACGTTCAATACGTGACGGAAATTGAATACCAGCAGCGCGTTCGCTCTGGCATGTATCGCGATGTGGATCTCGCTCCGACCACGATGGAGCCGGATGTTTCGAAGGCTGAGAAAGCCAACAACAAGATCGAAGGTCGCGATGGTAGTGCGTATGACGTTGATGGATTGCGCACGATCTTTGAGATCTACGCGATTGCGGATCTCGAAGAAGACTACGGACTCGCTCCGTACATTCTCTCGGTCGATAAGGTAACCGGTAAGGTTCTCGCTGTTTATCGCAACTGGCGTGAAGAAGACGACACGCTCGAAGAGATGCAGTGGATCATCGAGTTCCCGTTCGTTCCGTGGCGTGGTGCGTACCCCATTGGTATCCCGCAGATGATTGGCGGTATCTCCGCAGCGGCAACGGGTGCGCTACGCGCGCTGTTGGACTCTGCTCACATCGCGAACTTCCCCGGAATGTTGAAGTTGAAGGGCGGTCGCGAGGGCGGACAGTCCGAGCGTATCGATCCGACCGAGGTGAAGGAAATCGAGGGTGGTGCATTCTCGGATGACATCCGCAAGATTGCGATGCCGCTTCCGTTCAACCAGCCCTCCCCTGTTTTGTTCCAATTGCTTGGGTTCTTGGTCGATGCCGGTAAGGGCGTCGTTCGTACCACCCTAGATACGATGACTGACTCGAACGCGAACGTTCCGGTCGGTACTCAGCTTGCTCGTATCGAACAAGGCATGATGGTGTTTAGTGCGATCCATGCGCGTCTGCACGACGCCATGGGTCGCACTTTAAAGGTCCTGCATCGATTGAACTCGATGTACTTGGAAGATGAAGAAGTCAAAGAAGAGCTAGGTGAACTGATCGTTCGTCGCTCTGACTTCGAAGGTCCGATGGATGTCATTCCGGTTTCGGACCCCAACATTTTCTCTGAAGCTCAGCGTTATGCTCAGGTTCAAGCGGTTGCTCAGCGTGCACTCGCTTTGCCTCAGATCTATGACCTGCGCAAAGTAGAAGAGCGCATCCTGCATCAGCTCAAGATCCCGAATGCGAAGGATCTTCTGCTCCCGGCTCCGAAGCCCAAGGAGATGAATGCCATCAATGAAAACGTCGCTGCAACTCTGGGGCGTCCAATATCAGCGTTCCCGGAACAGGATCACCTTGCGCACATCCAAGTCCACTTGGATTATCTCACTAGCCCCGTATTGGGTAGCAGTATGCTCATGTCGGGGACATACATTCCTATCATTCTTAACCATCTCAAAGAGCATATCGCTCTTTGGTATGCGACTCACGTATTTGAAGTCGCGTCTGCTGCTGCGGGTACGGACATTTCTGAGTTCCAAAAGACCAACAGCCCAGAGGTAAAGAAGAGCTTCGACCAGATGATGGCGATGGCTTCGCAGAAGGTGGTACCGAATGCGGGTCAGGCGTTTGGTGCAATCCCGCAGATCGTGCAGCAGGCAATGCAGGTTATGCAGCAGATGCAGAGCCTTGGTCCGCAAGATCCGCGCATGGCGGTTCAGATGGCGGAAGTGCAGCGCAAAGCCGCTGCCGATCAGGCTTCGACTCAGCTCGATCAGGCGAGGCTTCAGCTCGAAGCGCAGAAGGCGCAGATTGGTTCGCAAGAGCAGGCCGCGCGTCTACAGCAGAACGCTCAGCGCGAGATGCTCAAGCAGGATCGCTTGGATCAGCGTCAGGCAGCGGAACTCAACGTCAAGATGGTTACGAACCGAGAAGACAACGAGACTGCCAAGGAAATCGCGGCAGCAGAAGTTCTCTCGGGCGAGAAGGTTGGTGTTTCAACGGGTACGGGTATCAATCCCTAAGGAGGGTTTATGGAAAAGCAATTCATCAAGCAGCATAAGTTGCTTGCGATGGGTGAGAAATTGGACGGTCAGAAGATGCCTTCTGGCGGGAAGATGGGAGCCGATACTGGCTCAAAGGGTGTTAAGGGCGACCCTAAGGCAACGCCTGCAATGATCTCAAAGGGTAAACAAAACGCATGATTGAACGCATCATTGACGAATTGGAGTTGGCCAAGGCGCGCGTCGCTCACGACGCGATGAAGCGGCAACTGGAAGGTAAGGATGCTTCGTTTGAATATGGCAAGGCAGTGGGCACTTACGCCGGGTTGCAGGCCGCATTAACTTATATTGATCGTCTTCTCAAAGCAGACGAAGAAGACGGAGAGGAGTTCTAAATGTCAGCATTGGATGAGGCTTTTCCTAGTGTAGAGCCGGGTTTGATTCCGTTTGGTTCGCGAGTCCTTGTGCAGATTCGCTCAGCAAAAAAGACTTCTGCTGGTGGCATTATTTTGCATACCGAAACTCGTGAGACTGAGATCTGGAATACCCAGATCGCGAAGGTTGTAAAGCTTGGGCCGTTGGCCTTCAAGAATCGCAACACGATGGAATCCTGGCCGGAAGGTAATTGGTGCAAAGACGGCGAGTTCGTCCGTGTACCGAAGTACGGCGGTGATCGTTGGAAGGTCCCATTTGGGCAGGACGGGGAAGAAGAAGCCCTGTTCGTGATCTTCAATGATCTCGACATCGTGGGTGGTGTAGTGGGTGATCCACTTGCCATCAAAGCGTTTATCTGAGGGTTAAATCATGGCTAGAGATAACGTGTTATCGGAAGACGATAACGAGGGAGTGGAAGAATATGTGGCAATTGAAGCTCCTGTGGATGAATCTGAAGGAGAAGATGAGCAACCTGCTGAGCAAGTTGCACAAGGCTCCGCCGATGGAGACGACGCCGGAGACGACTCCGATGACGACCTCCAAGAAGACGCCCGTCTCTCGGACGAAGAATCCGAAGAGGATGAAGGCAAAGGTTCGAAAAAGCAGCTAACGCCTGAAGAGAAGCGTGCTCAGCGTCAGAACCGCAAGTTCCGACGACGGGCTGCTATTGAGCACAAAGAGCGCGAGCTGGCGTTCCTGCGTGCGGAGAATGAGGAGTTCAAACGTCGCTTATCAAGCGTCGAAAAGCAGACCTCCCAGTTCAATATCAGTGCGGTTGACCAGAAGCTGAACGAGGCGCTTAACGAAGCGCAGTTAGCTGAGCGGATCATGGCGAAGGCCATTGAGCAGGGCCAGGGTGAAGATGTCACCAAGGCATTGCAAATCCGTGATGCGGCGCTGGAGCGTGCGCGTCAACTGAAGGCTGCGAAGGAAGAAGCTGAGAAGCCCATTCCCCAGAGCAAGCCGCAGAAAGATCCGCGCGTAGCCGCGTATGCGCAAGAGTGGGTCAAGATGAACAATTGGTACGACCCGTCCGGCAAGGACGAGGACTCGGCCATTGTGAAGGTCATTGACCAACGTCTTGCCGCTGAGGGCTACAACCCGGCTTCGGAAGACTACTGGATTGAACTCGATAACCGCGTAGCCAAAAGGCTACCGCACCGATACGCAGAGGACACCCCGATGGAAAAGCCAAAACCGGCTACGAAACGGGGCGGTCCCCCGGTAGGCGGCAAGCGTGAATACGCTGCTCCGTCTACTCGAAAAGAGGTTTATATCAGCCCCGAACGCAAACAGGCACTTATTGAGGCAGGAGTCTGGGACAACCCTGACTTGCGTCAGAAGTACATTAAGCGTTATGCTGACTATGATCGTAACAATTCTTCTCGCTAAATAAGGGAGCGAGTTATATGAGCGACGAAAGACTGAAGAAAGTTCTTGGCGAAGGGCGTGAGAACCGGCTTGCGTATGATCGCGCAGCAACTGAGAGCCGTGAGCTGTCAGACGATGCCCGAGTTGAGATGTTTCGGCAGCAGTTTATTCAGGCCGCGTTGCCTGATTTGCCAAAGATTCCGGGTTACCACACTTGCTGGTTGACCACCACAAATCCGAGAGATTCGATCCAGTCTCGCATTCGGCTAGGTTATGAGCCGATTAAACCCGAGGAAGTTCCCGGTTGGGAATATGTCTCGATTAAGACTGGCGAATGGACAGGTTTTGTTGGAGTCAACGAGATGCTTGCGTTCAAGCTTCCCATGTCGCTGTACAAAAAGTACATGCAGGCGGTGCACTTCGATGCCCCCAATGAGGAAGAAGAACGGCTGGTCGGTGCGAATGAGCGTATGCGAGAGCAGGCTGAACGCGCCGGTTCAAGGATGGACGAAGGTGATGGCATGTCGGCAAT